ATGTAAGAATCAAAGAGGATGTTGTACTTCTTGGCAAGACCAAGCTCAATCAACTCAACGATGTTTACGCCATAGATCTCTTGCATACCGGCGTTACGATAGATCTCCTCTCTCATTCCGTCAGGAAGAGCGATGGCAGACTCAGTGCTGGTTGAAGAGCTACCGGCTGTTCTAACTCCACCAACAGTGTTTAGTGGGTTATAAGCAAAAGCGCGGATCTTCTCCTTGATCTCTGGAGAAACATATAGATCGGTCAAACCGGTGCTATATGGATCAGCAGGAGTACCACCAGCCCAAGACTCATTGATTCTCTTGACGCGAGTCATGAGCTTGTTGAGATCGTCGAGCTTGAATTGTCCAGCAGTTCCAGCAGCAATGTAGTGCTTGAGGGCAGACCCACCTTGAGGAGTAGTAGAGGCTTCACCAAGAGCCTTGAGCATTACGGCCCAAGCATTACGCTCTTGCTTAACCAAGACTTCTTGAGACATACGCTCAACCAACTTAGCGATAATGTCCAAGCGAGCTTGGCGAGCATATCTCTTGTTGATTGAAACAGCGCTGTCTAGACGATAGGTGGCGATCTTTAGCTCTTGGATAGCAGAAACGTCTTGTGAGGTTGGTAGACCACCAGCAAGAGTTTGCGACCAAACGCTAACGTATCCGTTGTTCAACTCTTGATAGTAAAGATCAAGAGGATAGCTTGGAGAGTCATTCTCGTCGAATGGAGCATCGGTATAGATTTGAGAAGCTGTACCAGCTTGCAAAATAACTCTTTGAATAACAGGTCCGAGGAAAGCGGCGAAAGCTTCTGAAGCTTCGGCAGCAACCAATCTGTTTTTAGAACCAAGAGCCTTGATTAGCTCTACTTGTTCAGGTGTATTTTTTAGTTTAATTCTCATGTTAATTCCTTTGTATTAGAGAGCCAATTTAACGAGGGTTTCGCCATTTGTATCAGCAGCTCCAAGGAACTTACCAATAGCAACGTTAAGAATGCCGCCGCTTCCGGTAGAGGCAGTGATTTGTCCGGTTCCACCAGCGTAGGCAGTGCCACCAGCGCTTGGGGTTCCGAGAACTCCTTGCACTAGGAAGATACCGCGAGTAACTACTGGAACAGCTTGTCCGGGAATTACAGCTTGCATCTCAGCAGCCTTGCGAGGCTTGAACTTGAGTTGCTCGCCATTCTCGTCGACGTCTTTTACGTCATAGAGCATCATTCCAACTGGAGTCTCACCAGTGTTGGAGTATACCACCTTAGCAGTAACACCATAGCGTTGTGAAACAACATTGGTGGGTGATAGCGTTCCAGCGCTTCCGATGAACTCTAGTCCACCGCCAAGCTCAACGCCTGAATCGTAGTTTTTCCATCCGGTAGCGATCTTAACCAAAGTTCCTTTGGTAATGCTGATCGAACCAGCGGACAAACCGGTTGTGTCGTAAGAGAAAAGATTGAGAACGTCGTGCTCATCATAGTCTCTGAAAGGTCTTAGTTTATAAGCCATATTTTATCCTTGTGTTATTTGTTTTTATTTATCCAATTACGAACCCGTCGTAATTAAAAGCTTGTTTATACTTCTCGAAAAAAGTAGCTTCTGAAGCAGTGGAAGTAGCAGCCATTGTTGCTGTTTTCTTCTCTCCTTTTTCAGAGGCCTCATCGAGAACCTCAGAAGCGGTAGCGGAAGATTTAGCCTCTTCTTTCTTTTCTCCCTTTTCCATACCCTTCTTTTTATTCTTCATGAATACTGCCATCTTATTCTTGTAAGAGGCAAATGAATCATCATCTAGCCCAGCAATATCAGAAGCAATAACTTGTCTAGACTCGTCGTCTAAATCATACTCAGCGTCAAAAGCGCTCATTCTCTCATTGAATTGCTCATTAGCCAAAATCTTTTGCTTTTCAACTTCAGAAGCCTCTAGGGAAGCTTTAAGCGCGCGGATTTCTTTTTCGAGAGCTTCTTGACCAGCCAAGAGTGTGCCGTATTGCTCTTTAGCTGCTTCGAGTGCTTGTTCAACAGAAACTTTTTCAGCGGCGAATTTTTCGGAAGCTGATTTAAGCTCTTGCTCAATAAGATCAGAAATTTGAGAAGCTGTTGCTTGCTTCAAATTCTCATCTGTGATATCTTTGATGCTTTGAATTTTCATAACGTTATTGTTAATAATAGTATTTACATCTAATTTCTCAATTTTGGAAATATTTTCTTCTGATAGAGCTTCTTTTGCTTCTGCTTTTAGCGTAGCTACTCCTTTAACATCAGCGGCTGGGGTTTCAGTTAACCCAACTCCCAAAGGAACAACATTACCTATTACTTTTCTATAAATAGATTTCGTTTTGTCTAATTTTCCTGATCCACCAAATGCTCTAAGATTGCTTTTTATAGAATCTATTTCGCTTGCGTCAGAAATAAGAGCACCATCTTCTATGTTTTTAGACTCTCCGTCAATCATTACAACATTATACTCATTAAAACCAAGCTCCCAGCTTGCACTTACTGATTGATATTTGTCGCTAGTAACATCGCTAGACTCTTCTATCTTATCAGCAAGATGAGGGTTAGCTATTTTCCAAATTACGCCGCCGAGGGTGATATTAAATGGCCCTTTCAAGTCTTTAACTTGTTCTTCTGTAAGCGAAGCGTCTGACCCAAACTCACTGAACCCGGCAGTTAAAATTACGCCAACAATTTTTTCTCTATTGTGTTCAATATTTATTGGCTTATTAATAAAATCTTTATAAGACGCAATGGCAGTCTCAGTATCAATTACGTCTCCATTTTTGTTTACTCTATTTACTACAGCAGCGTTAAAAGCCACAGGAAGTAGATCAACGTTCTTTTCTGTATCTATATTAGGGATAAAATTTCCTACTTCCATTAAAGAAGCTAATGCTAAATACTTGTCTTTCTCTTCAGAAACCAGTGGTTTAAGAATAGAACTAAATGTTGCAGTATAATTGTAATTCATAATCAAATTTCGTACCATTTTTCAGCGCCAGAATACTCTTCTAAATAAAGTTCATCTGCGTTTTCAAAATCAAAATCTCCGATAGACTCTACATCAATCATTGCTTGAGCCATGTCCTGATCTTCTGGCTCCCAAGAGTCTGACACATCTATAAAATTAGCAGAACCTTTTGCTACGTCTTGATCAGCTTTTCTATATGCATCTTTTACTTTGCCGCCAGACATCATTCTTAAAAACATATTAACTCTAGCCATGGCCCATTGGCCTCTTGTTTTGCCGGGTCTATGAGAAGAGCTAAAAGCTCCAGCTCCTCTTCTATAAACCTTCTTTAGCTGAGATAGAGTGACTTTTCTAGAATGCCTTGCGTTATGTTCTTTTACTTTATTTTTTAAAGCTTCAACAACTTTATTTGAAAAAGAAATTGCATCTGAACTTTTTTTTCCAGCAGATCCGGGATTGTTCTTTTCGGATCCTTTTTTCTTTTCAGACGGCAAAGCTGGAGTTTGAGACGAGCTTCTTGGTCCTGATCTTTTTGCCTCTATCTCTACATTTATTCCACTCGCCTTATTCCTAATAAACTCTGCTTCGGCAGACGAATTATTTCCACCTATTAGACCGATGTCTTTCTTGGTGAAATCAACAAAAAAACCTGCCAATTCAGGGTTTCTGCTCTGATTTCCATTTTCTATTTCTAGATTCATTTTATATAACTATGAATATTACACTTTTTCTGAAGAAATTTGACTATGACTTAGTATAGCTGCTGAAAAAAGATCAACAGAATGCTCTTCTGCAATCTCTAGCAGTTTGTTTATTTTTTCCTGATTGTCTTGCTTGCCTTCGCAATAAGCCTTGATGGTGCAATCCCAATTTAACTTATCTTCATTAATTATAATATTTTGAGCCATTTTTTCTGCTATTGATTTTTGCTCAGTTGTTAAAGATTTTTTCTTGTGTTTCTTTTTGAGAAACTCCTCTACTTTAGAAGCTAGTATCTCATATTCTTTAAAAACGCTAGACACATTCTTCATTGAGTAAGAAGCTAAAGCTGGGGCTTTTTTACTTCCTCCGTTTGGAGATACATTTTTTGTTGACTGTGGAGACTTTGCTCCTTGAGGTCTTCCGGTATTTAATCCTCCAGCAGCACCAGCGCCGCTAGCGACCGGAGCGTAAAGGCCTTCCTCTTTAAGATCTTTAAATTTTCTTTGAGACTCTACAGACTCATCAAATATTGGCAGTCTTCCAGTCTCAATAGCTTGAATTCCCTCTTCAGGAGTAAGAACCCCAAGCTGAACTAATTGAGCAGAAACTCTTTGCCAAACAGAAGCATCTCTAATGTCTATTTCCTCAAAATGAGGAGTAGGAAAATTTTTGAAACCCATATTTTTGCAAAGTCTCTTAATCTCAGGGGCCAAAAAGTCATTTAAAAAGGCTTGACGACCTTGTTCTAGTCTTTGGAAGAAGATGTTTACTTTAATGCTAGTAGCAGAAAACTTTTCATCTCCAATTAGAATGTTATTTAGGCCTTGCTGAATGTCAGTGTTTACTACTTCATACTTTTTAGGATCAAGAATGTTAGCAATATCAGGAATAATGAATTGAGCCTTTGTGGTAAAGTCAGAAACGAGAACTTTTCCTACTGATTGATTTTGGAAAAGAGCTTGCATAGCTTCTATATTCTTTTGATTAATATTTAAAGCGCCGCTCTTTAATTCTGAGCCCATCGTAATTAATAGAACAGCTTGCTGAGTAGTTCTAGTTAATGCCATGTCCATCTTTTTCATTTCTTGCTTCCAGTTAATGTCTTCTAATACTGGAAAGCCCATTGGAACAGAGAATGGTTCGTAGTCTTGCTTCTTGTAAAACACAGCAGATACTTGCTTGGTGTCCAAAGGAATAGTTATATAAGCCCCTGCGCCTGAGTAAGTCTTTCTTTGGATCTTGAGACGATTTTCTTCAGTTAAACTTCTGAGAACTTCCTTATCTTCGTCTGTAGTTGGATTTCTTAGTCTTTGGAGTTCGTAATCAGTCAAAATCTTATAATAGTTTCCATTAACAAAAGAAATATTTCCTCCATATTGAATGTCTGCTGGATTCAATACCATGTATTTAGATGGAAGCTCTAAGGTACTAGAAGCCCCTAAAGATTCAGACCCAAAAACCTGAGTGATCTTTGCTATATCATCTTGCTTTACTTTATAATCGAATCTATAAATAAAAACATTTCCAGACCTATAGTATTCTCTAAAAAACTTATCTACAAAGTTCTCAATATTAATTTTCTTGAATAAGGCGTCTAGGAAATCTCTAGACTTCTTGTTACCGCCAGTAAAATAAATTTTACTACAAGAAAACTCTGTCATTAGATCAATTACATTTCTGAAAGAAGAGAAATTATAATAAGCCTTTTGGCAAAGTATTACAGCATCTCTAACATTAAGAGCACTCTTGTTAGAAACATTGTTAGAATACTTGAAAGGCACTAGACCATAATCAATATTATGAAACCTATCTGTTCTTTCAATGTCGCCAGCCAAATTTCTACGCGCAGGTATGGGAGTATTCTCCCCAGCCGTAGCAGCATAGGCCGTCATCATTGGCTTAATTTCTTGTGTCTTAGGCTTTCTCATTTTTATAAAATCATTAAGTAATTTCCACTACGGAATAAGGTTCCAGAAGGAAGAGATCCCGTTTGGTTTTGGTTTGGCAGGCTGGGCAGCAGCACATATCCAGATATGCCGCTTAGAACTACCGACTTTCTACTAGAGTGACCCAATATTAAAGTATAATCATCAAAAAGCTCCAACATTGGCAACCCAGCAGAATCAGCGACCGCCCATAAAGAACTATTTGCTCCTGTTTCATAATAACTTACGAATGTTCCTGCGTTTCCTACCACAGAAGCGTAACCAGAGCTTGCGATTATTGATATAGAACTAGGGGTGTTAATTCCACTTAGATTTATTCTCTGCGCAGAAATTGGAGAATTAAAAATCTTAGTTCCAGTAAAATTAAAGCCTGCTCCGCTAACAATATTATTGATAACAGTAGCATTTGAAGCAGCAGTAATTTGAGAATTTAGAACTCCAGATACAGTATCGGTATATGTTTTTAAATATCCACTAGCTGTATCAATTTTAGTATTTAAAATTCCACTAGCTCCAGTGATATTACTATTTAAATTACCACTAACAGAAATAATATACCCACTGAGAGCTGTGTCTACTGTTGCTAACGCCGCTCCAGAAGATTGGAGTCTAGTAGAGATTGCCCCGCTTACATTGTCTGTGTATAAATTGGCATTTATTCCTGTGCTCTGAATAGAGTTGGCTAAAATACCAGATACATTATTTATCTTTGTGTCTAAAGTTCCAGTGGCAGAGTTAAGAGCGCTAGAGTCTAAAAAACCAGAAGGATTGTCTAATAATGGATAGTAATTCACGTCTCCAACTTCTATAAAGAAGCCGGAAAACTCAGTTTGATCCACCTGTTTCCTCCTGACTAAATTGGCCATACTATATAGAAATTACACTAAAACATCACAGGAGTAAATGTGAATTGATTATTTTCTACTGTTTGTTTCATTATATCGTTATAACATTTTACTCCCCAGTTAGCCAACATAAATGCAGAATAATTATCTTTTCTTGCTCTTGTAGCTGAAGAACCTCTCTTCAAATGTTGAGGCAAATCAAAATTTTGCATACCTCTAGAAGTGGTAGTATATTCTACTAGAGAGCATTGTTTTTTCGTCTGATAAATAAAGTCGTCTTGGTTTTCTATGAAATCTAAATTACTCCAGTCTTGCCTATCAGCAGAAAATATAAGCTCTCTTGGGATTTTAGTGTCTATAACTTGACTGAAAAACTTTTCATTAGAGCAGGTTCTAGATGCGAATAGAACTTTTTTGTAATCTATGCAAGCTTGTAAAAATTCATTGCCTTTCCTGATGAATCCAGAAGAGAACACTTGATTAAATGCTATCCTGTGTTCCGATAGATTATATTGAGCTCTAGCGCTTCTTAATTGTGCGTCGTACTCTGCCCCTTCAGCGTCCGCTGAGAATTCCAAAGCCTTCACATTTATTTTATTTTCTTTAAAAACATCAGATTGGTTGCAAGTGTCTAAAAATATATCTGCGCCTGCATTGTCGCTTACTATCATAACAACATTAAAGTAAGTCATTAGATATCCAAAATATTTAACGTGGTTATTTAAATTTCCAAGCCCAGCATAAGTATGAACTAGTATTCCTACTCCAGTCTCTTCGTCTAGCTCCATCACCGCCATAGCAAAATAGTCTGCATTTGGGCTATCGCTCATGTTTGGGTCAATTCCAATAATATATTTTTTATTAGTAGATCCTTTAATCAGCGTATGAGGAAGCTCATCTTTCAAAGTACACTCTTCCATTTTCTTAGCGCTAAAATAACTATCAGATCCATCAGTAAATTGAGCGCAATACTCTCTAAGAAATGCGGAGTGAGAAGTTCCACCACTTTGAGCTTCTTCAATAATTGTTTTATCTATCATCTCTTGCGGCAAAGCCTCATAGCCTAACTGAGAAACGAAATAAGTAGAGTCTTCTTTCTCTGGCGATGTTATTTTATTGATCCACTCTTGATAGGTCTTGTAAAGGTTTTCGAAAGTATAACTCGCAGAAGAAAGAGCTATCA